GTCGTCTTCGTCGTCGTCTTCGTCCGGCCCCCAGGTCGGCCCGTCCCAGCGATCCTCAATTGTTTCGTCCCATACATAGTCGCCGGATATGCGATCCTCGAAAGCCATATCAATTAGGTCAGGGTCTCTCATTTGATCCTCGCAGGATAGTTATTGACAGGATGATCCAGCGCGCCGGCAATGCCGGCGCCTACGCCAGCGGCCAGCGCCAGCAACAATGCCAGCGACAGCCAGCTGCGGCGCCGGGCCGCGCGCTGGCGGGCGCGTAGGCGAGCCTGAGCTACCAGGCACGTCATGGCTTGGCACTCCAGAGTGCCAGCCATAACAGGGCGACGACGACCAGGGCGTGGATCATTCCGCCACCTCAAGCCATGCCCGGTATTCCGCCGGGCTCAAATGCTCCGCCTGCGCCAGCCATTCGGCCGCCTGAGGCGAGCCGGCCGCAGCTAGCTGCGCCAGTTCGGCCAGCGCATCGATTCGCGGATTGTCCAGCGCCGGCTCACACTCGGCGTCCAGCGCGGCCGGGCTCGCCGCGCGCCGGACGTAATCCGTCCAGCGACCGGCGGCCGGCGCGCGCCACACAATCCGGCATATCGTGGCGGCCGGCAATTCGAGCGCGTCCAGCGCCGCGCGGATCAGCGCTTCGCGGGTGTGGTCGCGCGCGCCGGCCACCGTGGCGTGTTGATGCTCGCGCGTTAAACGCATTCCCGGGTCATAAACGTACGTCTTGCGGCCATCGCGGAAAACGCGATGGCGTGCCGTATCAATTGCCTTAGTTAGGTTCATCGGGTCGATCCTCTTTTTGGTTAGCTAGACCGGGCGCTGGCGCCCGGTTTCGGCCGGCTCCCGCCGGCCTCATCAGTAGCCTAGGCCGGCAAGACAAAGCCTGATTGATCGCCAATGGCGGCGCCCTTGGCATGCAACCCACGCACTACGTTTACCGGGTCGGCCGGAATGTAGTCGTGTTCGTCCCCGTCAATCACTCGATACCCCCACAAAGTGTCGGGCAGCGGGCGATTGCGTGGCGCGGCGAACACCGCCGCCACGTTTCGGCCGGCGGCGAGTTCGGCCCGCGCCGCGCGACGATTGCGCGCGGTTTCGGCGAGCGAGAAAACGAGCCGGTAATTCTCGGGCGTCATGCGGCCGGGAATCTTGGTGTAATCGTAGAACGAAAGCCGGCGAAAAGTTTCGGCGATCAGCGGCCGCCCATTGATCGAGTATCGCTCCCATTGGATATCAGACGTGGCATTCAGCCGGAATGCGGCCCGCATACGCTTGCGGCGAGCCTTAGCAGCGGCCGCGCGTACTTCCAGCATGAGCAAGGCAAAAAACAAGTCTTTTCTCTGCCAAAACAGCAACGTCCGGGCGCGACGCGCGGCGCGCTTGCCACGCATGTAAGCCGGGTTTCCGGCGGTGTGAAGGCACGCTTTGATGCAGCCCGGCGTTGCGGCCGGGCAAACGGTCGCGCGGGGCTTGCTGGATGGCGCGCCCAGCGTAGCGGGCGCCAAGTGCAGCGGGAATGACAAGACTCGAAGTTTAAGAGACTTCGCCAGTTTCGGGTTGCCCGTCGGCGCGGCCAGTAGACTGCGGACGCGCAGTCCGGTCTCGCGCTCGATCGCGCGCAGTAGAACCGCGCGCTTCATGGTGATGTAGTGTTCGCTGATCGTGATGTTCATGTTCGCTTGTTTCCTTTTTCTTTATGCCCAGGATTGTTTTACAGGGACTCGATAGCTGCGGCCAGCCGGGCGGCCGCAGCGCTGGCCGCGCGTGCTGCGGCGGCGAATTCCAGCGCCAGCGCGGCGAGTTCGGGATACTCGCGCGCGTAGCGCTCGGCGTTGTCGGCGGCATGGCGATTGTGGCGTTCCATGATGGCGGGTTCGGTAGTGTTTCTGCGCATGGTGTCGGGTTCCTTGCCGGTGGCGTTAGTCGGCCAGGCCGCGCGCGGCCAGCAGCAGACGGGCCAGGTGCGCGCGTGACGGCATGATGGCCTGCACGGCGCGGTAGCGCCCGCCATAGTTCGAGCCCGTCCAGACTTCCGCGTCACAGCGGTCGAAGTCACTGTGCCGGGCCCAAAGCGCGTCCTGCACAGTCTGCTGGGTGGTATTGCACGCGGTCGCAAGGTCACGCAGTAGGACGGGCCGCAGGGTTTCCAGATACAGCGCCAGCGCGGTTGCGCATATGGCCTCAGTCTTTTTTGGTTCGGTCATTGTGTCGGTCTCCTGTAGTGGTGCGGGCGCCAGCGCGGCGCCCGCTGTAGTAATGGTGTTAGTCGGTCAGGCCATGCAGCGCCTCATACGCGCGCCGCAAGTCGGCCATCGCCGCGCGCCGCGCGGCGAGCAGCGCGGCGCATACGTCATCCGGCGCGCCGGCGCGGCGCGCGGCGCGGCAAGCGTGGCTAGCGTCGCGATGCGCGGCGCTGGCAGCCCAATATGCGTTAAGTAGGTCAGTCATGGCGTCGATCCTCATTTGATTAACAGTACGGGCGCGACGCTACGCGCGCGCCGCTGTTCTGTCAAGCATTGTTTTACACTTTAGTGTCGGCGGTCGCGAAAAGCGTCCCTAAGTGCTGGATTCGTAAGCGTTTTAGGGGTTTCGTTGGTAGTGTTTTTTCGCGGCCCCGCGAAAATCCGGGCGGACGACCGGGCGTCGCGGCCGGACGTCGCGCGGTCGGACGTCGCGGGCGCGTGTGTCGGCGGTGTCTGCGGCCGCTGTTCGGCATTACTACGCCCACGCGATGCCAGTCCGTAGGCCGGCGGTAAGTGATTGTTTTACAGCCTGTTTACTGGTTGTGTAGATGGTTTCAGTTAGATAACTAGATATTAGTGGGTCAGAGTAATGTTAGTATGTACTAACATATTAGTTAATAGGTTGTAGCGACTGAAAACCCCCCCTCCAGACTGCCGACATCACCTACATTACCCCACGCCGCGCAGGGTAGTTCGGGGGCCGGCGCATCCCGGCCAGCGCTGCCCGCCGTCAGCCCGTCAGCCCGTCAGCCCGTCAGCCCGCTGCCGCCTGGCATCAAGCCCGGCCGGCTGCGCCGTCCGGGCCGCTAGCGGCCGCATGCCGTCAGGCCGCCTACGATGGCGTACAAGGCGCGCGAGCCCGTAGTGCTACCCTACCCGCACCCAGCACGCTAGCGTGCGCTGTAGGCCACCACGCGCGGCCTGAGGGCCATTCGGCCGGCCGGCTGGCAGCAAATCGCGGTCGGGGGGAGGCCACCGGGCAGGGCCCGGGCGAACGGGCTACAGTTACAGTAGCCCCCGCGCACAATTTTTTTTTTTTTTTGCACACAGCACACTGCATCAACCGCGCTAGACAGTTGACATTTTTTGCTGTAGAACTGCCCGCAGTTCTACAGCAACGGGCACTTTATGCGAGGGCTTCCGCTCACCATCCGCGACATCAGCGCGACCGAGGCGCATTTGGAGGCGTTGTACGCCGCCGCGCACCGGGGGTTGAAGGGCGATTCGTTAGCGTTAGCGGCGGGGATGTTGCCGGCCGAGTACCGGCGGTTAGCGTCGGCCGACCCGCTGGTTGACCTGGCGGTAGCGAAGGGTCGGGCTGACGCGGAGATTGCGTTGTCGAATGTATTGCACGATGCTGCGTTCGCTGGCGACGCCAAGGCGGCGCTAGAGATTCTAAAGCACCAGCACGGCTGGGTCGCCAAGACGCACGTTCAGGTTGACGTCGCGCAGCAGATCTCGATAACCGACGCCCTGGCCCAAGCGCAGGCCCGAGTCATAGAAGGTGAGGTCATCCATGCCAGCTAATCCAGACGAACAGTCTGTCATTGACTATCATCGGCAAAACTTGCTTGGTGGCACGGGTTTGAAAAACGCCGACGGTTCTATCACCACGTTTAAGGGCGCCGTAGTTGGCATGGACGACGGCTACACTATTTTGCCGACGTACTGGCACGGCCAAGTCCGAGAAGTGCCAGACGCCGTGCGGTTTGCCATACGGTCGGGAATTAAGTTCCCCCGGTACAAGACGTTGCAAGAAGCATTGTCTGCCGAACGACGGCTGCATAGTGTCATGGAAGCCGACGTAAGCGCCGCAAACCCCGCAAACCCCAAAAGGTGAGGTCATCCATGCCCCGTAACATGCTGGCGCCGCCGCCGCAGAATGCGATGGTGACAATGGACGAGGACGGCAACATCAACTACCCGGTCACGCCCATCTTCAGCCGGTTCGCGCCGCAACCGCAGGCGTCGGGGTATCAGGCGACGGGCAACGCCATTCTGGCGAAACTGCTGGCGGGCATAGACTCGACGATCAGTATGCCCCGGCAGGCGCTGATGGGCCGGCAGACAACGCCCGAAGACGCTATGGGCTTCGCCGGCGCGGCCATGACCGGCGGCATTCCCTTTGGGCCTAAAGCTGGAGCGGGGACAGTGACGACAGGACTGCCACGGCTGATGACGCTGTTTTCCGGCGGCGGGACGTATGAACAGGCGCTAAAAGGCCGGGTCAAGCCTGTGGCAGCGGTGGAGTTCGACCCGGACATCGGGGCGCACTACAAATCGGTTCATGGGGATCACATCAACATTGACGACGTCCGAAACATAGATTTTGCAAAGTTCCGCGACCAAGTTGATATTCTCCATGCCAGCCCGGTGTGCAAGAACTACTCTGGCGCCAAGTGCGGCGTAGGCGAAACGCCGCTAGACATTATGACCGCGCAAGCAACCTCGCGGGCGCTGCAAGACATTGAGCCTCGCGTGTTCACGCTAGAAAACGTCCCGCAATATCAGAGCAAGGGCAAAGCGGCCCTAAAAATCATTACCGACAAGCTGGATGAACTTGGGTACAAATGGAACATCGACGTCCACGACGCTGCTGCGCTAGGCGCACCCAGCCGCCGGGAGCGGATAATGCTTCGGGCCAGCCGCGAAGACCTTCCGCCGCCGCCAGTCGCCACGGCGGCGCCAAAATCAGACTGGTTGGCAGCAATAGAAGACCTGCTGCCGACAATGAAAAAGTCAACACTTGCCCCCTGGCAACGCCAGCGGCTGGCCGCGCAGGGCGTAGACGTTGAAAACCTGACCCGCCCGGTCATTGTAGGCGGCGGGTCGGGGTTCAGAGGACAGATACCATACGCATACGCAGGCGAACCGTCGTTTCCTATAAAAGCTACCGCAAAAGAGTTTGGGGCCGACCGCATCGTAATGCCGGACGGAACGACTTACACGCTGAACCCCCGCGCGTATGCTAGGTTGATGGGCTTGCCTGACGACTACCCGCTGCCGGAAAGCGGCAGGCTTGCCAAAACCATCGTGGGTAACGGTATGGCCCCGGCTATGACTCAGCATGTGGTAAACCCTATATTGGATAAGTTCTTCCCGCGATGATTAAGTTAGACGACCTTGATGCGGCTTTGATCGGGATTTCCAATGTTTGGCGCGATGGAAGCCAATACGAAGCGTATGTGTACGACGGCGACAAAATCGCGGGCATTCTGATGGAACGGGATGGCGCCAGTTATGCAGACGCCTGCGATTACATAAGTTTCAACATTGAAGGCGCCTACACCGGCGTGCATACCCCGATTGTGGTCTGGCCGGAATAATGCAAAAACCGATTTATTCCGCCGACGAAGAACAAACGCTGATGGCCCGGCTATGGTCGCCGCAGATAGCGGACGACCCGGAAGCGTTCGTTTTGTTCAGTTTCCCGTGGAACCAGCCCAACACCCCGCTGGCTAAGTTTCGGGGGCCGCGCAAGTGGCAGCGCGAGACGCTGCGGGCGTTGGCCGAGCACATCAAGGCAAACCGGGGCAAGGTGGACATGGACACGCTGCGGATGGCCGTGGCGTCAGGTCGCGGCATTGGCAAGTCGGCGCTGGTCAGTTGGCTCATCTTGTGGATGTTGACGACGCGGATTGGGTCATCGGTAGTCGTGAGCGCCAACTCCGAGGCGCAGCTGAGGTCGGTGACTTGGGGCGAATTGAGCAAGTGGTCGGCGATGCTCATCAACGCGCACTGGTGGGAGCCGAGCGCGACGAAGCTGGTGCCGGCGAAGTGGCTGACCGACATCGTGGAGCGCGACCTGAAGAAGGGCACGCGCTACTGGGCGGCGGAAGGGAAGCTGTGGAGTGAGGAGAACCCGGACTCATACGCGGGCGTTCACAACCACGACGGGATGATGCTCATCTTTGACGAGGCCAGCGGCATACCCGACAGCATCTGGTCGGTGGGCGCGGGGTTCTTCACCGAGAACATCTTGGACAGGTACTGGCTGGCGTTCAGCAACCCCCGGCGCAATCAGGGGTACTTTTTCGAGTGTTTCCACGCCAAGCGGGACTTCTGGCGGGGCAAGCAGGTGGACGCGCGGACGGTGGAGGACACCGACAAGGCGGTCTACGAGCAGATCATCGCGGAGTACGGATCGGACTCCTATCAGGCGCGGGTTGAAGTGTACGGGGAGTTCCCGAGCGAAGGCGACGACCAGTTCATATCGCCGCAGCTGGTGAACGACGCCGTAGCGCGGCCGAGGTACAACGATGAGACGGCGCCCATCATATTGGGCATCGACCCGGCACGGGGCGGGGCGGACTCGACGGTCATCGTGGTGCGGCAAGGCCGGGACGTGAAGGCCATCAAGCGGTACCAGGGTGAGGACACGATGGCGATTGTGGGACGGGTCATCGAGGCCATTGAGGAGTACAAGCCGGTACTGGCGGTAATAGATGAGGGCGGGCTGGGGTACGGCATCTTGGACAGGCTGCACGAGCAGCGGTACAAGGTGGTGAAGGGCGTCAACTTCGGCTGGAAGGCGAAGCATCAGATGTACCTGAACAAGCGGGCGGAACTGTGGGGGGCTATGAAGGAGTGGCTGAAGTCTGCTAGCATCCCGGACGACCGCAGGTTCAAGTCAGATCTGACGGGTGTGATGGTGAAGCCGACGTCCAGCGGGGTAATCCAGTTGGAGTCGAAGAAGGACATGAAGGCGCGGGGGCTGGCGAGTCCAGACGCGGCGGATGCACTGGCGGTGACGTTTGCCTTTCCGGTAGCGCACCGGGAGTATGTTGAGAAACCAAGACGCATGGTCGCGCAGGCCAGCGTCGTCAACTCTTGGATGGGGGCTTAGGAAATGAGCAGCAATACGAAACCGATTGGCGTGGCATACGCGGATCAGGAGATTAACGGTTCGGACGTCATTCTGTCCGACCGCGAGCTGGGGTACACCCCCGCCGCGCAGGGCACCGTGACGCAGGCGACCAGCAAGTCCACTGCCGTGACGCTGAACAAGTCGGCGGGCCGCATCACGATGAACAACGCATCGCTGGGGGCGACGACCAACGTGTCGTTCACGCTGAACAACAACCTGATCAGTTCCAACGACGTGCTGATCCTGAACATCGCCGCTGGCGCCACCGCAGCCTCGTACAACCTGTGGGTTGACTCACTGGGCGCGGGCACGGCCAGCATCACGCTGCGGAACACCACGGCCGGCGCGCTGGCGGAAGCGGTGGGCATTAATTTCGCGATCATCCACTGCCGCTAAACGCTACACCGCCCAAGAAATAGCGACGTGGCGCGAAAAAGTAACGAAGACCTGCTGTCGCAGGCCCGCCATCGCATGACGCTGGCGGTGTCGGCGTACTCCGAGTCTCGCGAGGATGAGATAGACGACCTGCGGTTCGCCGCAGGGTCGCCGGACAACCACTGGCAGTGGCCGGCGGACGTACTGGCGACGCGGGGGTCGGTGCAGGGCCAGACCATCAACGCGCGGCCGTGCCTGACCATCAACAAGCTCCCGCAGCACGTCAAGCAGGTCACCAACGACCAGCGGCAGAATCGGCCGTCGGGCAAGGTCATCCCGGCGGACGACAAGGCAGACGTTGAGGTGGCCGAGATATTCGACGGGCTGGTGCGGCACATTGAGTACATCAGCGACGCCGACGTGGCGTATGACACGGCGTGCGAGAACCAGGTGACGTATGGCGAGGGCTACATCCGGCTGCTGACGGAGTACTGCGACGACGATTCGTTTGACCAGGACATCAAGATTGGTCGAATCCGCAATTCGTTCAGCGTGTACATGGATCCGACCATTCAAGACCCCTGCGGCGCTGACGCAGAGTGGTGCTTCATCACCGAAGACCTGCTGAAAGAGGAGTTTGAGCGGCAGTACCCTGACGCTCGCCCGCTGTCCAGCATCGAGCAGCAGGGCGTAGGCGACCAGTCGCTAAGTCAGTGGATCAACGAAGACACGGTACGCATAGCCGAGTACTTCTACGCCGACTATGAGCCGACCACGCTGCATATGTTCCCCGGTAACATTGTCCTGTACGACGACGCGCCAGAAATGGCGCAGATCAAGGCAATGGGCTACCGCCCCATCAAAAGCCGCAAGGTCAACCGCCGCAAAATCAAGTGGTGCCGCATCAACGGCTTTGAAGTGCTGGAGGAGCGGGACTGGGCGGGCAAATGGATCCCGGTCGTGCGCGTGGTCGGCAACGAGTTTGAGGTGGACGGCCGGGTGTTTGTATCCGGCATCGTCCGCAACGCCAAAGACGCCCAGCGTATGTACAACTACTGGGTCAGTCAGGAAGCGGAAATGCTGGCGCTGGCGCCCAAAGCGCCGTTTATTGGCTACGGCGGGCAGTTTGAAGGCTATGAGCTGCAATGGAAGACCGCCAACGTCAACAACTGGCCATATTTGGAGGTCAACCCGGACGTAACGGACGGTCAGGGGTCGGTATTGCCGCTGCCGCAGCGCGCGCAGCCTCCGCTGGCGCAGACAGGCCTGATTCAGGCCAAGATGGGCGCGTCCGACGACATCAAATCGACCACCGGGCAGTATGACTCAAGCCTGGGCGCGACCAGCAATGAGCGGTCGGGCCGGGCGATTCTGGCGCGAGAGAAGCAGGGCGACACCGGGACGTACCACTATGTGGACAATCTGGCGCGCGCCGTGCGGCATATTACCCGTCAGATTGTGGACTTGGTGCCGAAAATCTACGATACGCAGCGAATAGCGCGGATTGTCGGGCTGGACGGCGACGCAAAGGCGGTGAAAATCGACCCAACGCAGCCGGAACCGGTGCGGAAGGTGGAAGACGACATGGGGAACGTAATCGAGAAGATTTACAACCCCGGCGTAGGCAAGTATGACGTGTGCGTCACCACTGGCCCGAGCTACATGACCAAGCGTCAGGAAGCGATGGACGCGATGAGCCAGATTTTGCAGGGCAACCCGCAGCTTTGGGCCATTGCAGGCGACCTTTTCGTCAAGAATATGGACTGGCCGGGCGCGCAGGAGATGGCGGCGCGGTTTGCGAAGACGATTGATCCGAAACTGCTGTCGGATGACGACAAAACGCCGGCTTTGATGCAGGCAGAGCAGCAGATGGCAGCGATGGCGCAGGAAATGGAGCAGATGCACCAGATGTTGCAGAGCGTGGCGCAGTCGATGGAGGCGCAGGAGCTTAACATCAAGCGTTATGACGCCGAAACGAAGCGGATTAGTGCGACGATGGCCGGGATGACGCCAGATCAGGTGCAAGACGTCGTGCTGGGCACCATCCACGGCATGATGGAGTCCGGCGACCTTGCGTCACCAGCCGGCGGGATGCCCGAGATGCCGCCGCAAGAACTTCCGGGTGAGATGCCGATGCAGGAGCCGATGCAATGAAGTGCGCCGAATTAGTTGGGATGCTGTTTTTGGCCCGCGACGTAACGCACAGCGTCCATTTGAACACTCGCAGCTATGCCAAGCACAAGGCTTTGCAGGAGTTCTACGAAGGCATCATCGACCTGGCGGACGGGTTCGCCGAGGCGTACCAGGGGCGGCATGGTCTGATCGGGCCGATTTCGTTGCAGGGCGCGAAGAAGACCAGCAACGTGGTTGAGTTTCTGGAAGACCAGCTGGAAGCCATCGAGTCCATGCGCTACGAGGTGTGCCCGAAGACGGACACGCCGTTGCAGAACCTGATTGACGAGATCGTCGGTCAGTACTTAAAAGCAATCTATAAGATAAAATTCTTGTCATGAGACGCGCAGAAGCAAAAGCTCTTGGCTTAAAGTTTTACAACACGGGTAAGCCGTGCAAGCGCGGGCATTTGTCAGATAGATATGCGCGAGGCGCGGCGTGCGTCGAGTGCGTCAAAATTCAAGCCAGCGCGTGGAAATGCAGCAATCCAGATAAACACAAACAGGCCATGCGTGACTGGTGGAAAAACAACAAAGAAATTCATAACCAACGCTGTAGAAATTGGCAAGCGGCAAACCCGGAAAAAACCAAAGCTGCGGCAAAGTTGTGGGCCGCCGCTAATCCTGAAAAACTAGCCGCAAACACTAAGCGTTATCGGCAAAGACACCCGGACAAAGTGACTGCGTGGGCGGTAGCAAGCGTGGCACGTCGATCAAAACGAGTCCCAACTTGGCTGACGTCAGACGATAAGTGGTTGCTCAAAGAAGCGTATTCTCTGGCAAAACTTCGTACAAAAATGTTTGGGTTTGTGTGGGAAGTAGACCACATTGTTCCGTTGCGCGGCGTAACTGTTTCCGGCTTGCACGTCCCCGCAAATGTTCAAGTCATCCCTAAAACGCTTAACAGACTTAAGCGCAACCAATATCCTTTGGCCTAACGGACAGACCTATGCCTACCGCGTTTTACGCTCCATACGCCGCAGCTATTGAGCCTTTGCTTGAAGGCATAGTCATGGCGCCAGCCCTCTACAAGTTGAGGTTCCTCTCATGATTAAAGACGTCACCGCCGTATACGGCTATCAGCAGATTACAAGTCTAGCCGCCAGCACTGCGCTGACCATCCCGACGCGCAGCAACCAGACCGGCGTGGCCGGCACCCCTACGGTGGCGGTTATTATCCCCACAGGCGCCGGCGTTAGGTGGCGGGATGACGGCGTGGCGCCTACTGCTACGGTGGGTATGCCCCTAGGGGTAGACGGGGTTTTAATTTACGACGGCGATTTGACTCGCATTCGATTCATTCAGCAGCAAGCCACCGCAGTCCTTAACGTGAGTTACTACAAATGAACATTTTGCCAACTCCGACAACTATCAATGCTGTCAACTTATTGTCTGGCGGCCCCATTCCTGAAGATTCTGCGACTACGGCTAACCCGATTATCAGCGGCGGCGTAGTCCGCGCGGCGGCTACCCCGCCGATTACGTTCGCGGCGGGCGACGCGGTTCGACTGACCATGACCGCCAGCGGCTTGCAGGCCGTGATGCCGTACACCACGCCGGAAGCGGGGTGGGTGTACGCAGCCGCAGCCGGCGGCATTTTGAACACTACTACGGCCGTGACCGTCAAAGCCGCAGCTGGTGCTTCGCTCCGCAATTACATCACGAACATTCAGGTGATGGCGGAAGCGTTGGGCGCGGCGACAGAACTGGTCATCCGCGACGGCGCGGCCGGCACGGTCATCTGGCGCACCAAGATCCCGACCGGCGGTTTGCCGGCCAGCCAGTTCGACTTTTCGGTTCCGCTGAAAAGCACGGCCAACACGCTGCTGGAAGTCGCGACGCTGACTGCCTCCGTCACGGGTGCCGTTTACGTCAACTTGCAGGGCTTTGTATCGCCGTGATATGTTTGAAGTACCGTACCGGCGAGGTTCACCGGGGGCTTTTTGGAGCCAGATATGTCTGATGAGTTGTTAGCGGACACCTCCGCGCCAGAGCAGGTAGCCACGGCGGCGCCTGAGACTGAAGTTTCGACGCCGGAAGCTGAAGCGCCCAAGACCTTCACACAGGAAGAACTTGACGCGATTGTCAGCAAGAGGCTCGCAAGAGAGCAGCGTAAGTGGGAGCGTCAGCAGCAGCAGCAGGTTGTAAAGGCGCCTGTTGAGCTACCGCCGGCAGATCAGTTTGAGAGCGTTGAGGCGTACGCCGACGCGCTCGCCGCCCGCAAGGCGGAAGAACTGATTCGGGCGCGGGAAGCCAGCGCCAAACAGGCTGAGATGCTGGAGGCTTATCACGACCGTGAGGAGGAGGCCAGGGCGAAGTACGATGACTTTGAACAGGTCGCGTACAACCCGAACCTTCCGATTACGAACGTGATGGCCGAAACGATTCAGGCGTCTGATATTGGGCCGGACTTGGCCTACTATCTGGGGGCGAACCCCAAAGAGGCAGATCGTATCTCCCGGTTGTCGCCGTTCTTGCAGGCCAAAGAGATTGGGCGGCTGGAGGTCAAGTTGACCACCGAGCCGATGACGAAACAGGTGTCAAAAGCGCCAGAGCCTATTTCGCCTGTCAAGCCCCGAGTGGGCACGACGCCGGTATTCGACACGACAGATCCGCGCTCCATAAAGAGCATGAGCACGTCGGAATGGATTGAAGCCGAGCGGCAGCGACAGATGAAAAAGGCCGAGGCAAAGTACCGCTAACTAGGAGCCCATCATGGCTAACTCATTGCTTACGATTGACATGATCACTCGGAAAGCTCTCGAAATTCTCGAGAACAACCTTGTGATCTCCCGAAACTGCAACCGGCAGTACGATGACAGCTTTGCTGTCGAAGGGGCCAAAATCGGCTCCACTCTCCGCATCCGTCTGCCCGACCGCGCGCTGGTGAC